GTTCATGCAAGGTGACTCAGGTACGACACTATGTCGCGCTGCGTTTGGTGTTTCAATGGCTCAGACAACTGCGGCTTCAGGCTTTACATACGGTCTTGACTTAAAAATGCAAGACATTATTGCTGATGGCGGTGGTCCTTCAGGCGTGCAACCATATAAGACTGCTGAAATCCGTTTAGCTAATGACGGAGCTAGTGCTCCTGTTGTTATCAAAGTGGGTAACTTCACAGACGGCGCTGCTTCAGGCGTAGGTAAAGGTTCATTAGGTATTGATTCAACTGATGGTCTTTTATTTGTATCTGACAGTGCAGGTAATTGGCAACAGGTTACAGTCTAATGTTAATGCACAAAGATCCTGAAGTTCAATTTATAATTGAAACCTTAGAGCGACAAAGGGATCAAGCAGTCACTGAATGTGCTGTTCATTTCAAAGACAAAATTGATCTAATTAATAAAGTTAAAGAATTAGAGCAACTTGTTGATGAAAAAAGCTCTGACAAGGTTTTACAATTAAACAAAAAAGGAAAGTAAAATGGGACAATTTAAACCTATGGTAAAGATGGAAACTACAGAACCTTCAGTGATTTTAAAACTGAAAAAAGGTGGTAGTGCACACAAAAAAATGAAACATGGTGGTGAATCAGGCCACAAGCCAATGAAGAAAATGATGGACGGTGGCGTAATGGGTGCTTTAGCAAACCAACCAGCACTTGTTGGCGGTCCTGCAGCTCCAGTTCAAAGAGTAAGAGCTCCTTCACGCCCTTCAATGGCAGCACGCCGTAGAGCAATGACAGTAGGCAAACCAGCAGTAAGCCAATCACCTCTTTCAAGAGTTCCAATGAAAAAAGGCGGTAAAGCTTGTTATGCAGAAGGTGGCGTAGTAGCTTCATCAGGTCGTATTCCTGTATCAGCTTCTAAAAAAGGCGCAGAGAAATATGTTGATGGCGACATCTCAACAGCAGAACACACTACAAAAACTAGTGGCAAAACTGGCGATGTTAAATATGGCAATGGTGGCGGTTACAAAACTGGCGGCGTTGTTTTAGGTAACGGCGGTGGTTACAAAACTGGTGGTGTTGCTTTAGGTAATGCAGGTGGCTTCAAAAAAGGCGGCAGCTCAAAAAAAGCGTACGCTAACGGTGGTTCAGTGCAAGATGAAGGCAAAGCCGTTAGTATGCCACAAGGTAATAAAAAGCCTTCTACACCTGTATCTATTAGCAAATTATCAGGCACTTTTAAGAAGGGCGGTAACGTTTCTTCAAAAAAATTGCAAGGTGATTTTGATAGAGAAAATGCAACTGCAATGAAAGAAGCAAAATCCGTGCTTTTAGATAAGTATTCACCTTATCAAAAAAAAAAGGGCGGTGAAGTAGAGAGTAAAGCATCGCATGACTCAGAGATGAGACGCATTGGTAAAGTTGAGAAAGAATTAAAATCTCACGAAGCAATGAAAGCATCAAGAGCTCATGCAGGCCTTAAAAAAGGTGGTGTAGCAAAAAAGTATGCTGATGGTGGCATGACAACAGGATATAAAATTCCTATGTCAGCACCAGAAGGCAATACACCTGATAGCGCATACGATGCCGTAATGAAAACAGAGAAATCTGGAAAACGAACCATGATAGATAAACCTGTTAGAAGTAAAGGAACATCTGAAAAGAGATACCCTTCAGGTTTAACTGATAGCGATATTGATAAGCTTATGAACTCTTCAACAATGCAAGAGAAATTAACTCACGATATCGACAAAAAACGTGGTGGTAAAGTAGGTAAGTAACTTAGGACAGGGGAGGCAACTCCCCTTCCACTAATTTTAAAGGATTAATTATGTCAACATTGACTAATGTATTTGCAGTACATGAAGATGCAACAGGTACTATGTATGCTGGTGCAACTAACCTAGCAGGCTATCAGTTAGCATCAGGTGGAACCGCAGGTGAAATTGTATTTCGTGATGGCGGATCAGGTGGAACTGTTTTGTTAAGAGTAAACATTACAACTAACACAGCGGTTATCTCAACGCTAATACCAGGTAATGGTATACGCTTTAATACAGACATTCATGTAACATTGCCAGCAAGTGCTGCTGTTACTATTTTCTGTGGGTAAAAATGCCACTTATTAAATCAAAATCAGAAAAAGCTTTTAAGAAAAATATTTCTACAGAAGTTAAGGCAGGACGACCTGTTAAACAAGCTGTAGCTATTGCTTACTCAGTTAAGCGTATGGCTAAAAAAGCAGAAGGTGGATCTTTAAAATCTGTAGACTCAGAACAAAATCCTGGCCTTGCTAAATTACCAACAGAGGTTAGAAACAAAATGGGATATATGAAAAACGGAGGCTTGTATGCAAATATTAATGCAAAACGCGAAAGAATTAGTCAGGGCAGTGGAGAAAAAATGCGCAAAGTGGGCTCTGAAGGCGCGCCAACAGCTAAAAATTTTAAAGAAGCTGCTAAAACTGCAAAAGTAAAACATGGTGGTGGAGTGCAAAACCCCTAATATGGCTAAAGGTGTAAGTTTATCTATTGGCCGCGGTGAAAAACTTTCTGTATCTCAAGGTGCAGGATTAACTGCTAAAGGCCGTGAAAAATATAATAGAGAAACAGGATCAAATTTAAAAGCACCACAACCACAAGGTGGAGCTAGAAAAAAAAGTTTTTGTGCCCGCATGTCGGGTGTCGTTAAAAATGCAAAGGGTGATGCGCCAAGAGCTAAGGCGTCATTAAGAAGATGGAATTGCTCAGGTTGGTAAAGGAAAAATATGGCTTACTCAGGTACAACAGGCACGACAGTAATAAGTGTTCAGGACGTGATCGATCACGCAGCAAGAAGATGTGGAAAGCTTGCAGAAGAAGTTACATCAGAGCAACAAGTAGCTGCAAGACAATCTTTATACTTCTTTCTATCAAGCTTAATCAATATTGGAATTCAATACTGGGCTATTAACAAAAAAGTATTTGGTTTAAACGCTGATCAATATATATATCCACTACCTCTTGGTGGTGTTGATGTTTTAAACGCCCTTTATCGCACCATAACACGCCCTACACCTAATGCTGATGGCGCTTACATTACATCAGTAGGTTTATCTACGGGAAACTTAGCAAATGTTTTTGACAGTGACATTGACACTTATGCCATACAAAGTGCAGCTAATGGATATTTTGCCCTCAATTACGGTACTGATAATTATATATATGCTGGATCAATAGGATTCATGCCGTATATAGCTAGTCAGGGTACTGCAACTTGGTCGTTTACATATGAATATTCAACTGACGGTGCAACTTGGGTCACCTTGAAGGACATGCCAGATACAGTTGTAACTGATAAACAGTGGATATGGACAGACATTGACCCTGGCCAAACAGTGCAATACTACCGCGTTAGAGGCTACAACGGCACTACTTTAGCGCTTCGCGAATGGTATGTGGGCGACAACTCAACAGAAGTCATGATGTCTCGTTTAAATCGTGATGACTACACAAACTTACCAAATAAAAACTTTACAGCTAATCAGCCATATCAATTTTGGTTTGATCGCAATGTTCCACAGCCAAATATCTATTTATGGCCAACACCTTCTGATCCATTCGTGCAGATGACTGTATGGTACTCACGTCAAATTATGGATGTGGGTGATCTTTCTGGTGAATTAGAAATTCCACAACGTTGGTACGAAGCTATTGTGATGAACCTATCTCACAGAATGAGCCTTGAATTACCACAAGTACCTATGGATCGCGTGCAATATCTTGAAAAAATGGCTGCACAATACCTTAACGAGGCAGAACAAGAAGAAAGAGATAAGTCTCCAATCTATTGGGCTCCTAACATTTCACCGTACACACGATAATGCCAAAATGGTTAGATACTTCAGGATATCCATCAATTGCAATAGCTATATGTGATCGATGCAAGATGAAAAGGCCGTTTTCCGACCTTCAGTCTGACTTTAATTTCCCTGGTTTACGAGTATGCAGTCATGGCTGCAAAGACAATCTTGATCCGTATCGTTTGGCTGCGCGCAAGACAGAACGTATTAATTTAAGATTTCCGCGTCCAGATGTAAGTGTTGCAACTAATCCTAATGAGCTTATTACAGGCGAATATGGAGGCTATGTCATATCTACCGAAGGTAACACACAACAAATACAAAACGATGGTAATTTAGATGGCTTAAGAACAACTCCTCCAGTACTACCAGAACAAGCACAGGACTAAAATGGCAAACGTACAGATAACCCAATTACCTAATGCCAATGCACTCACGGGAAATGAACAGGTACCTGTAGTTCAAAGTGGCATTACTGTAAAGACGACTACAGGTGCTATTGCTGCGGCTTATGGCCCGTTATTAAATGCTGACTTTGTATTGATCAACTATGATCCTACATTACCAAATAGCCGATATTTATCTACTACTTTACCTATAAGACTTACTGATAATGGCGCTGGATTTAGCGCTGTAATTAGCATAGACCCATCAGGTGTTACTGCAGGGTCTTACACTAACGCTAACATTACAGTCAATTCTAAAGGCCTTATTACTGCAGCATCTAATGGAACGGATAATCTTGGTGTTACATTAATTAATACAGGTACTGGCCTTACTGGTGGCCCTATTACAACAACTGGCACTATTTCTATTGATGGCACTGTTGTAACGCTTACAGGATCACAAACGCTTACAAACAAAGTTATAAGCGGTTCAAACAATACATTATCTAATATTGCAAATGCATCACTTACAAACTCATCTGTTACTTATAATGGTGTAACAGTTGCGCTAGGTGGCTCTGGAACTATTTCAACGGTTAATCCATATGCACTAACTGCAGGAACTGGCCTTACTGGTGGTAGTTATGATGGATCTGTTGCAAAAACTTTTGCTATTGACTCAACTGTAGTAACGCTTACAGGCACGCAAACACTTACAAATAAAACCATAAGCGGTACAAGCAACACGCTTACTAACATTGCAAACGCATCATTAACTAATAGCTCAATTACTATTGGATCAACTACAGTTTCATTAGGTGGCACTATTACATCATTTACTGGTGTAACAATAAATGCATCACTCAATACATTAACAAATATTCCTAATGCATCTTTAACTAATAGCTCATTTACAATCAATGGCACGACAATAAGTTTAGGTGGAACAGATACAATTACAGCATCTGTTGCTTATCCATTAACGATTGGTACAGGCCTTTCTGGTACAAGTTATAATGGGTCAGCAGCAGTTACTATTGCTATTGATTCCACGGTAGTCACACTTACTGGTACACAAACATTAACTGGTAAATCAATAAGTGGCGCCACAAATACATTAACAGCTATACCTAACATAGCATTAGATAACAGTTCAATTACAATTAATGGAACACCTGTAAGCCTTGGCTCATCAATTACTATCACAGCTTCAATTGACACATTAACAATAGGCACTGGCTTAACAGGAACAAGTTTTAATGGATCTGCTCCAGTAACAATTGCAATTGATTCAACCGTTGCAACATTGACAGGCACTCAAACACTCACTAACAAAACAATTAGTGGCAATGACAACACATTAAGCAATATTGGCAACGGCTCACTTACTAACAGCTCAGTTACATACAACGGAACAACAGTAAGTCTTGGTAGCTCAGGCACAATTACGGCGGCAAATCCAAACGCATTAACAATTGGCACTGGATTGACTGGAACGTCTTATGATGGTTCAACTGCAGTTACAGTGGCGATTGACTCCACTGTAGCTACACTTACTGGCACGCAAACACTTACAAATAAAACACTTACTACACCTGTAATCTCTAGCATTACAAATACAGGGACCATTACATTACCTACCTCTACAACAACTTTAGTAGGTACAGACACATCAGATACGCTTACTAACAAATCAATTAGTGGCTCCACAAACACACTAACTAATATTGGTAACGCATCACTAACAAATAGTTCTGTCACTATTGGATCTACAAATGTTGCATTGGGCGCAACTGCTTCTACATTAGCAGGATTGACAACCGTTACAGTAACTCAAGACCCAACATCAGCTCTTGAATTAGCTACTAAACAGTATGTTGATTCTGTTGCTTCAGGGCTTAATTTTCATCAGCCAGTACAGTATGCAACAACAACAGCATTAGGTGCATACACTTATAACAATGGTACTTCAGGTGTTGGCGCCACTATTACAAAAAACGCACCTTATTCTACGCTTTCTATAGATGGCCATACATTTACTGTAACTGACATTGGTGTGCGTGTATTAATTAAAGATGAGCCTGCAGTGGGAGGTTTTGATGCATATAATGGCGTATATACAGTAACAGCAATAGGATCAGCATTAGTCCCTTGGGTACTTACTAGAGCTACCGATTATGATACAGCAGGAACAGGCATAAATGAAATTGATGCTGGTGACTTTGTATTTGTTTTACAAGGATCAACTCAAGCAAATACATCATTTGTTCAACAAACTCAATTACCTATTGTTGTTGGTACAACACCATTAATTTTTGTTCAGTTTGGCGCTCCAATTACTTATTCAGCAGGCACGGGATTAAACCTATCGCCAGCAACAACATTTAATATTTCAAATACTGGTGTAGCTGCTGCTACATATGGTTCCGCATCATCTGTTCCAGTCATTGCAATTAATGCACAAGGTCAAATTACTTCTGCTACGGATACATCAATTGCTATTGCAGCAAACCAAATTACATCAGGAACTATTGCTGTAAATCAAGGTGGCACAGGTGCAGTTACGCTTACTGGCTATGTTTCAGGAAATGGAACATCAGCATTTACAGCTTCAGCAACAGTACCTACTACAGACCTTTCAGGCACTATCAGCAATGTCCAATTAGCTAATAGTTCAATCACCGTCAACGGTAGTAATATCAGTTTGGGTGGGTCTGCTACGGTTACTGCCAACACTTCTAATTCTCTTACATTTAATAACGGCGGTTCTGGAGCTGCTTCAGGCACTACGTTTAATGGCTCTGCTGCACAAACTATATCTTATAACACTTTAGGCGCTCCAAAAGCCGACGGTACTGATGCTACTGGAACTTGGGGAATTAACATATCTGGCAATGCAGCGACTGCAACTACAGCTACAACAGCCACATCTGCTACAACAGCGACTAATATAGCTGGTGGTGCTGCTAATTCATTACCATATCAAACAGGATCAGGTGCTACAGGATTTATAGCTATTGGATCAAGTAGCCAAGTTTTAACTGTAGTCGCAGGCGTTCCTACATGGGCAACCCCAGGCGCAGTTTCAGCGGTAACTACATTTAGCGCAGGTACTACAGGATTTACACCAAATTCAGCTACCTCTGGCGCAGTGACTTTAGCTGGTACATTGAATGTAGCTAACGGCGGTACTGGGGCCACAACCTTATCTGGCATTGTTTTTGGTAACGGAACATCCGCATTTACGGCAGCAACAGGATCAGAAATCGTAACCGCTATTGGCGCTACAGCCGTAACTAACGCTACAAATGCTACAAACGCCACAAATACAACAAATACAGGTATTACTGACGATACCACAACTAACGCGACAGTTTACCCAACTTGGGTGACTGCAAATACGGGTAACTTACCGCAAAGAGTTACCTCAACAAAATTGACTTTTAACCCGTCTACTGGTGTGTTAACATCAACAGGCGGTATCTCTGGAGGCTCATTTTGAAAACTTGTTCTAAATGCAATAAAATTAAAGATTTTTCTGCATTTTACAATCGAAAAGATTCTAAGGACGGAAAGCAAAAATGGTGCAAAATTTGCGATAACAAAAGAACGTTTGAATACAGAGAAGAAAATAAAGATAAAGTTTTAAAAACAAGAGAACAATACCGTCTAAAAGCAAAAGAAAAAATGCGAAATTATTTTGCTAATTGGAGAAAAGAAAACAAAGAATTAACTGTTTTTTACGCAAACAAAAGAAGAGCTTTAAAGTTAACCTGCACTCCAAAATGGGCAGATGAAAATAGAATTAAAGAGTTTTATCAAAAAGCTAGGATTTTAAGCGAGTCTAGTGGAATTATTTATCATGTTGATCATGTAATACCTTTAAAAAATGATCTAGTATGCGGCTTACATACGCATGATAATTTACAAATAATAAGCAGGGATTTGAATTTGCTTAAATCCAACAAATTTAATTTAGAGGTCTAATTATGGCACAATCAGGCTATACGCCCATACAATTATATTACAGCACCACTGCTACTAATACGCCCGCTGCTGTCGATTTAGCAAACGGTGAATTAGCTATTAACATACCTGACGGTAAACTATTTTATAACGATGCTGGTGTTGTTAAGGTGATTGCGAGCTCTGCAGTTAATGGCACGGTAACTTCAGTTTCTGTTGTTTCAGCTAATGGATTTGCAGGCACAGTTGCTACCTCCACAACAACTCCAGCAATCACATTAACGACAACAATTACAGGCGTCTTAAAAGGCAACGGTACTGCAATTAGTGCTGCAGTTGCAGCAACTGATTATGTAGCTCCATCAGCTTACGCATCAGCTAACGGCCTTACAATGGCTACTGCAAGACTATTAGGTAGAACAACTGCCTCTACTGGCTCCGCTGAAGAAATTACTGTTGGATCTGGATTAACTTTATCTGCTGGTACTTTAACATCCACTGGATCAGGTGGTACGGTAACTACAGTATCCGTAGTATCTGCCAACGGCTTTACTGGAACTGTAGCAAATCCAACAACTACACCAGCAATTACTTTAGCAACATCAATCACTGGTATTTTACAAGGCGATGGAACTGCCATTAGCGCAATTAGTGTAGGCACAGGGCTGTTATTTAGCACAGGCACATTATCTAATTCTGGTGTAACTTCATTTACATCAAGTTCTGGATTAAGCACAAATACATCAGCTACAGGAGCAGTATCAGTAACAAACACAGCACCAATGACCTATCCATCTGGATCAGGTATTGCAGTAGTCACTTCAGGTACTTCATGGGGAACTACATTAACCGCACCAAGTGGCGCTATTGTAGGTACAACAGATACACAGACATTAACTAACAAACGTATTACATCAAGAGTTACCTCAATTACTGGCGCTGCAGGTGGTACAATCACCCCAACAAGTGATGCCTCAGATCAATACAACATTACAGCCTTAGGTGCTACAGCTTCTTTTGCAGTACCAAGCGGTACCCCAACAGACGGACAAAAACTATCAATTCGTATTTATAGTGCTGCCGCACAAACTATCTCATGGACAACAACTTCTACTGGTTACCGAGTCATCGGTACCACATTGCCAACAACTACAGGCGTAGGTAAGACATACTATGTAGGTTGCGTATGGAATGCAGCTGATTCATTCTGGGATGTTGTTGCAGTAGCAACACAGGCTTAATAAATGGCAATAGCATTCGTAGCCCCAGGTGCAGTAGCAACAGGAACTAACCCAACGGTAACCGTTCCCCCTTTTTATAATGAAGGTAACTTATTAATTATTGTTACCACAGGTTCCGCAACACCTACTACACCTACTGGCTGGACCCAACGTTATGCTCAAGGTGTTAGTAGATTTGTTACAATACTTACCCGATACGCAAGTTCTTCTGAAGCATCTGTAGCACTTACATTAAGTGGAACAACATCTAAAGCGGTTATGCTCTGTTATAGCGGAGCTGGTAGTTATGATGTTGTTGGCACTATGGCTACAGGTATATCAACAGCTCCCGCAACTGTTTCTCAAACAACAACTTATGCTAATGACTACATCATAAGTATATATGCATGCAGCTCAATTAGCGCCTCCACATTTACTGCACCTGCTGGCACCACATCAAGAGTAAACTCAGGTAGCACGGGCAGTGTCAGCGGCTTGTTACTAGTAGACGAGTTACAAGCTGCGGCTGGAGCATCAGCTGTTAGAACCGCAACTACAACTGTAGGATTAGGGTGGTCAGCCATTAACATATCATTTGTGCCTACTCGTACGCTTTACTGGGTTGGTGGTACAGGTACCTGGGATACAACAACAACAGGTAATTGGGCTAATACATCAGGAGGAATTCCTGGAACTATTAAGCCCCCAGTACAAAATGAAATTGTTAACATTGATACATCGTCTGGTACGGGCACTATTACGTGTGGTGCGGGTGTTTGTGGAGACTTATCAGTTACTGCGTCTCAAGCAATTGTATTAGGAGCCGCTTCATCTACACTATCTGTTTATGGAACTTTATCCTTTCCAAGTGGAGGATCATTTAGTGCATCAACTAATGCAAATACTATTACTATGGCCGCAACATCAGCCAAAACAATTACAACCAATGGAAAAACTTTTTCATCATTAACATTTAATGGTGTAAGTGGAAACTGGACACTTCCAAGCGCTGTTACAGCAACAGCTGCTGTTACATTAGGAAATGGAACTATAACACTTAGCACTAATACAACTACATTATCTTGCGGATCCTTTTCATCGTCTAATTCCAATACTCGTGTCATTGCTTTTGGTACAGGCGCTATCACTACTACTGGCTCTGGAACTGCTTGGACAACTGGTATAGCTACAAACCTTACTTACACAGGTACGCCTACAGTCAACATATCTAATAATTCCGCAACAGCCACGAGTATTATTCCAAACACAGTAGGCGGAGCGGCAACTAATGCATTTAATTTTAATTTTACAACTGGTACATATGCACTAACATTGTCATCAGGATCTGTTGTTGGATCATTAAATTTTACAGGTTTCACTGGTTCATGGTCACCTAGTGGTAACACATGCACATTTTATGGTTCATTAACTCTAGTATCTGGCATGACATTTACCGCAGGTAATGGCGCTTGGACTTTTGCTGCAACCTCTGGAACACAAACAATTACATCAGCTAGTAAATCATTACCCTCTATTACACAAGATGGTGTTGGTGGCACAGTACGATTAGCATCAGGCACCACAACAATGGATGCCAATAGAACCTATACCTTAACAAATGGTACTTTAGATGTAGGCACTAACACAGCCACATTATCTACAGGTTTATTCTCATCAACTAATACTAATGTTCGTTCAATTATTTTTGGCACAGGTAACATAACTACCACAGGTTCTGGTACTGCATGGACAACTGCTACTGCTACAAACCTTACTTACACAGGCACGCCTACAGTTAATATTTCCAACTCTGGTGCCACAGCCACTACTATAACTGCAGGCACAACAGGTGGCACAGAAAATAATTCATTTAATTTTAATTTTACTACGGGCACATACACTCTTACTACAACAACTAACTCTTATTTCAGAGGATTAGACTTTACAGGCTTTACAGGTACCTGGGCTTTTGGATCTACTGCCGCAATATTGATATATGGTAATTTCAAGCTTGTATCAGGCATGACAGTATCAGGAGGCAGTTTTACTAGTAGATGGATTTTTTCAGGAACTTCTGGTGTACAAACAATTACTTCGGCTGGTAAAACACTACTTACCACCTCAATTAGTAACACAGGCACTTCTGTTAAATTATTAGATGCTACAACTTTTTCAACCGACGGAATATATTTAAATAATGGCACCCTTGATTTAAATTCGCAAACTATTAGTGGAGGATATACGTTATTGCAAGATTCTCCAGGGGGATCTGCTACTTTTATTAATGGCACTTTAGCCCCTGTATCGGTTAGTCACTCTTTTGGCACATTAACATTATCTCCTTCTGGAATTCTTACAGCTACAGGTACTTATAGTTTTACGAATGTAGGATCATTAATATTAGGAAGTAACACATTAACTTGTACTACATTTAGTGGAGGTGGCTCAAGCGCTCATTCTATTGACTTTGGTACAGGCCAAATTACTTTAACTGGTAATGCTGCAACAATTTGGAGTACAAGTTCTGGCTTGACCTACTCAGGCACAGCAAAAATTGTTTCAAATTATTCAGGATCAACAGGTACTAGAACATTTACATTTGGCGCATTCACAGTACCATTTACTGTAGGATCTGGATCAGGTAACCAATTTTCATTTGGTACTGCTGGTACGGATATAATTACAGTTACTGGATCAATGGCATCGCTTGACTGGACTGGATTTACTGGAACGTGGTCAGGCGGCACATCAACAATGTCTATTACCTCAGGCAACCTAACACTAGTATCTGGCATGACATGTACTGCAAGTACAGGCGCTATATCATTTACTGCGACATCTGGAACTCAAGTTCTAACATCAGCTGGCAAGACAATTAATCCAATCACAATCAATGGTGTAGGTGGCACAGTTCAGTTAGCAGATGCCGCGTCTATTAATAATGCAACAACCTTAACTAATGGTACGTTAAATTTAAATAACCAGACACTAAGTACACTAACATTTTCATCGAGTAACTCAAACACACGAGCTATTCAATTTGGTACTGGAAACATCACAACTACTGGCTCTGGCACTGTATGGACAACTGCAACAGCTACAAACCTTACCTACACTGGCACCCCAACTGTAAACATATCAAACAATAGCGCTACTGCTACTACTGTTACAACTCATACGACTGGCGGCACATCTACTAATGCATTTGACTTTAACTTTACTACGGGTACTTATGCTCTTACTTTAACAACAGCTTCAGTAGTAAAGTCATTAGACTTTACAGGCTTTACTGGTACATGGTCTCCATCAACAGCCACTTGTACATTTTATGGTAACTTAACTTTAGCGTCTGGCATGACCTTTACTACAGGTACAGGTATTTGGACATTTGCCGCAACATCAGGTACGCAAACAATTACCTCCGCTAGTAAAACACTTTATGCTATTACTCAAAACGGCGTTGGGGGTACAGTTGCATTAGGAGATACTTTTGTTTCAAATAATACTTATACATTAACTAACGGCACATTTAATGCAAGTAACCAAAACTTTACAGCTGCTAATTTCTCAAGCTCTAATGCCAATACAAGAACCATCACAATGGGTTCAGGTACATGGACATTATCAGGTACAGGCACTGTTTGGAATACAGCCACTACCACAGGCTTAACATTTAATAAAAACACGGCTAACATTGTATTATCCAATACCACAACAACTGCTAGAACTTTTGCAGGCGGCGGATTGACATATAATAATTTAACAATAGGCGGTGCCACAGGAATCTCTACAACTACATTTACAGGCAATAATACATTTAATACTTTAGCCTCAACTAAAACTGTGGCTCATACTATTACACTACCAGCAAGCGGCACTACAACAGTAGCTGATTGGACAATCACAGGCACATCTGGCAACGTAGTTACACTTAATTCATCAACGGCTGCAACACAGTCAACATTAACTAAAACTGGGGGCGGTGTCATTAGCGGCATAGATTATTTATCAATTCAAGACTCAAATGCCACCCCAGCAACTACATGGTATGCAGGGGCAAACTCAACTAATGTAAGCAATAATACTGGCTGGATATTTGGAGCAGTCCCAAGTGCAGCTAATAGCAACTATTTCTTATTATTTTAAAGAGCAAAAATGAAGACATTTTTTACTAAAATTATTCAAAAAGGTAAGTTATACTTAGCTAAATTATTCAATAAACAAGGAAAATAACATGGACAAAAAATTAGAACTTTCACTTGAACTAGCAAACCAAATTACGGCGTATTTAGGGACAAAACCTTACCAAGAAGTCTTTCACCTAATTACAGCTTTACAAGAAGCTGCTAAAGAACAAGGTTTAGTAGCACCTAAAGAAGAACCAAAATCGGAAGAATAATGGAAGAACAGGGCAAAGTTATTCCTATTCCAAATCTCAATAACGGAAGAAGAAGGAAATAAAGCATGACTGCACCAAAAGTAGACGACATAGAACATCGTTTAAGCACTCATGAGGAAATTTGTGCTTTAAGATATGAAGCGATAGGAGCAAGACTTAAAAGATTAGAAAGCATCTTGATGGCATCTGCTGGTGCCATTATCCTGCTGCTTTTAAGTATTGTATTAAAATGAACATGGAAAAATTAGCTAGTATGTTGTTTCCTGTAATAGTCTCGGCTATTGCCTGATTGCTTACATCTATGGCATCTATTCAATCAGATTTAATTGCTATTAAGTCTAAAATGCCTAACCTTATTACAGAACAAGGTGTACCTACAGATAGCCCAATCTCAGTAGAAGCTAGAGCTAAACTGAAAGAGGAATTAAGAGCCCAGATGGGTGAACTTAATGTACGTATTAGAATTTTAGAAGAGCATGATATGCAAAGGAAGGGTAAATAATGTTTAGTATTATTAGTGGTATATTAGGTTTTGCTACAAGCGGACTTCCAAGTCTATTATCATTTTTTCAACAAAAGGGTGACCAAAAACATGAACTTGAAATGGCTAAAATGCAAAACGAACAACAGCTTGCAATGGCTGAAAGAGGCTTTAAATCAGCTGAACGCGTGGAAGAAATTAAATTTGAAGAAGCTCAAGTTGAAGCTTTCGCTCAAGAAAAAGTAGCATTATATGCTCAAGCAGCTAAAGAAGCTGACGGTGCTGCAAGTTGGATCATTAACTTAAGAGCTAGTGTAAGACCTATGGTGACTTACATCATCATATCTTTATTAGTGTTTGTAGATGTGGCTGGACTTATTTGGGCTATACACACAGGTGTAGATTTTGGCACAGCATTAACTGCAGTATTTTCAGAAACCGAAGAGGCTATTTTAACGTCAATCATTGGTTTTTGGTTTGGATCACAAGCTTTTAGCAAAAAATAATGAAGACTTCAGATGCGGGCATTGAGCTTATTAAGCATTTTGAAGGTGTTCGTTATAGGCCTTACAAGTGCGCTGCTGGGCTGTACACAATTGGTTACGGACACCTCATTGGTGATGGTAAACAACTCCCTGATAGTTACAACAAAACTTTCACAGGAGCAGAAGTAGATGCTTTACTTAGAAAAGACCTTAGTAGATTTGAGCGGGGTGTTGCTATGCAACTTCCTGTGCCTCTTAAGCAATGTGAGTTTGATGCTTTGGTTAGTTTTAGCTTTAATCTTGGTCTCGGAACATTACAAAGATCAACACTCCGTCAAGCGATGTTACGCGGAGATAAAAAAACGGCTGCAGAAAATATTTTAAAATATTGCAGAGCAGGTGGAAAGATATTAAAGGGCCTTCAACTTCGAAGGCAAGCAGAATATAAATTATTTTTAAGAGGTTAGTATGACAGTCGCAGCAGTAATGACATATGATACGTTGGTTGAAAATATTCAATCATACTTAGAGCGAACAGACACCGCCACATTAGATAAGATACCTCTTTTCATTATGTTGGCAGAGCAAGTCATTGCTTCAGAAATCAAGTTTCTAGGTAACTTAACAGTCGTTGAGAGCACTATGGTTGCTAGTAATCCTGTTATTGTTAAACCAGTTCGTTGGCACAAAACAGTGTCTATGAATGTTACTGTAGACGGTGTAAAAAACCCTGTGCTACTTCGTAAGTATGAGTACTTAAGAGAATATTGGCCAGATGAAACGCAAACAGATGTACCTAAATATTATTGTGATTATAATTATGAAAATTGGTTAGTAGCTCCCACACCAACAACAAACTACACTTTTGAAGTTCTTTACTACGAGCGCGTACAGCCATTAGACTCAAGCAACCAAACTAACTGGTTCACTATCTATGCGCCACAAGCATTGCTATATGGTTCATTATTGCAAGCTATGCCATTCCTTAAAAATGATGAGCGCACACCTATTTGGCAAGCACAATACAAAGCTATTATGGATACACTTAAAACAGAAGATATCCAACGTATTGGCGATCGTCAAGCCACTGTATTGGATACATAATGCCATCATATACAAGCCCGTTTACTGGTGACGTAATCATCCCAACGGATGTAAGTTATGCCGCCTATGAGCTAACTACAGACATTCAATTAGAGTGGCCTTCTAATGTAACCACGCCTGAAAACGTGGCGGCACGTATTATGGATATTACGCCTGATACTGGGTGGCTTGGTATGCCTCCAGCTAATCAAATATCAGTAGGTCAGGATGCTTTAATACGTAATCTTGGTGCCATACCATTTGATGTATTAACTTATGATGGCGACACAATTGTTTCTGTTCCAGATGGTAAATCAGTTTATATATATGTTACAGAAAATGACACTACTGCAGGCACATGGGGTGTTATTGATTTTGGTGCTGGCACATCAGGTGGCACGGCATCGGAGCTTGCAGGACTTGGGTTACTTGCAATATCAACAACGCTTAATCAAAGCCATCCAGTACAAACATTTGCTGATGCATATACATTCATAAGTTCTGATCGCGCTCAAAATAAATTATGGACTGGCGGAGCTGGAACAGTAAATTTACCTTTGGCTTCAACGCTAGGTGATAACTGGTTTACTATTCTTAAAAATAATGGTACTGGCACATTAACAATAACTGCAACAGCACCAGAAACTATCGACTTACAGTCTACAAAAACAATTCAGCCTGATGAAGCAGCGTTCGTCATGTGTGATGGTACACAATATTTTACTGTAGGCTATGGACAAAGCCCTAACTTCTTATTTACAGCGCTTGTTAAACCAGTAACTTCTGGTACGGTTATTTTAAATACAAACGAAGCTACTTCTATTATTCAAGAGTATGTAGGCTCTCTTACTGGGGATGTGACAGTTGTATATCCTCCAGTAGTAGCTCTTTATGTTATTAGTAATCAAACTACAGACAATGGATACTCATTAACCATTACTACATCTTCTGTTGGCGGCGCTACAGTTGCTATTCCAGTTGGCCAACAAGCTTCTGTTATTTCTGATGGTGTCAACTTTTACAATGCTAATACAGTACAAGCTGGCGGATCAACTACTCAACTTGTAGATGGAAGTGTAAGCAGCCCTTCATTAAGTTTTATTAATGAGGCTTCAACTGGTATCTATAGACCAAGTGCAACTAATATGGGTTTTACAGTGATTGGAACTGAAAGATTAAATGTTAATACAACTGGCGCACAAGTTACTGGCGACGTCGAAGCTACTGGCACGGGAAATTTTGAAGGTGGTATTTCAGGTGGAGATTTCAATTGACCAAAAAAGTATTTGCAATTGATACCCAAGCTGGCATACAACGCGATGGTACACTGACAGACCGTATCTATTACGAAGATGGAAGATGGTGTCGTTTTCAACGTGGTCGCCCAAGAAAAATTTTAGGCTTTCGTGAAATTACTGCTACTTTAGCGGGCCCTAGCAGGGGCATATACCTTGATCCTAATGATGGATTTAATAATATTTTTAGTGGATACAATAATGGTCTTCAAGTTGTAGCTATCAACAATTTAGGTATTGGTAGTGGTATACAAGATTTTACGCTTACAGGATTTACGCCAAATGATAATAACCTTTGGCAAATGGATTCAGAGTTTGACTCTGGCGGTACTAATCAACAAACACTACTAGCTCATCCTGGACAAAACTTAACTAAAATTGACAGCACTGTAAACACACCTGTATTAGGTGGAGATATCAATGGTACATCATTAGCACCTATTGGTATATTTACAGCAACGGGGGCAACAAATTCAACTGATACTATTACGCTTGATGCTATCAATCCGCTTATTGGCGCAGGCCAACTAATTACTGACTCAGCTGGGGATATTCCAGCGGGAACCACAGTCGTGTCCGTATCAGGAACCTCTGTTGTACTTTCAGAAGATGCCACAGGATCTACAGGCAGCAATACATTTACTTTTGACAATCAAATTTCAGTGTCTGGCGGTGTAGTTGTACTACATCCTTATACGTTTGTATATGGCAACAACGGGCTTATTAAAAATTGTGCAGCAGGCAATCTTAGTGACTGGGTATCTACAGATTCAAACGAAACAAATGTAGCCTCCACAAAAATTGTAAAAGGCCTTCCAGTTCGAGGCGGATCTAATGCGCCATCAGGTTTATTCTGGGCACTTGATTCACTTATTCGCGTATCTTATAACCCAACTACAGTCACTGTTGGCGGCACTCCAAACACATTCTATTGGCGTTATGACGTTATTTCATCACAAACATCTATTCTTTCATCGCAATCAGTTATTGAATATGATGGTATTTATTATTGGATTGGCGTCGACCGATTTATGCTATACAACGGCGTTGTAAAAGAAATTCCAAACACATTTAATCAAAACTATTTTTTTGATAATTTAAATTACGCGCAAAAACAAAAAGTTTACGCAAATAAAGTACCTCGTTATGGTGAGATTTGGTGGTTTTATCCTAGAGATAATTCTACAGAATGTAACGATTGTATTATTTATAACATAAGAGAAAATTGCTGGTACGACGTAGGTGAAGCATTAGGCGCTAGACGCTCAGCTGGCTACTTCTCTCAAGTATTTCCATATCCAATTAATGCTGGATGGGAAATTAATGCTACAGGTGGTGTTGATGGATTTGAAATTGTTGATCCTGGATCTAGCTACACAGATGGCGTTTATCCATATCAAGTATTAGCTAATTTAGATGGAAATATATCTGCTATTGCAACGATTACAGTTGCTGGCGGAGTTGTTACAGAAGTGCAAATAACAACACATGGTACAGACTATGCTGTAGGTGATGTATTAATTGCGCCAACACTTCCAGATGGAGCGGATTTTGCAATGATTATTACAACAATAATGAGTTATGTATCATTATTTCAACATGAAACTGGAACAGATGCTATCTATACAGGCCCAACAGGTGGAGTGGTCACAGCTATTCAAAGTTACTTTGAGACATCTAACTTAGGTTGGGTATCTGGCGGGCCTGCTCAGCAAGTCCCAACAGGCGATAATTATTGGTTAAGATTAGAGCGTGTAGAGCCTGACTTTGTAATGACTGGCGACATGACTTTAGTAGTTACAGGACGACCTTTTGCGCAAGGTGACGACCAAGAATCTAGCCCTTATACATTTAATCAAAACACAAGTAAAATTGATATGCGTGAACAACGCAGAGAATTAAGATTAAGATTTGAAAGTAATGTCACTGGTGGTAACTACCAACTTGGTTATGTATTACTTGATGCTGATGTCGGTGATGTGAGACCGTACTAATGGCACTAGCACTTGTATATGATCCAAGATTCCACACCTTTAACTCATGGGCAAGTCTCATGGTTGAAGCTTATAGTGGTCAGCAATTACAAATACCAGGTGACGAAGACACTTGGAAAGACTGGGCTGTAGGACTTAAAGGTATTGATACATTTACTAATGAAGGTATACCAGGCCCATACATATATGAAAACTGGCAAGATTGGGCAGAGGCTATTGTGAATGCCGTTAATCAAAGGACTGATAATGACCAAGCAGCATAAACATCATAAAGAACATAAGCCAAAAAAGAATCCATTGCATGGCACTGGCACAATGACGACACAAGAAATTGTGCAACAAAATGTTGAGCGCATGGAACCAGGACAAGACTGGAAACAAGTCTATTCTTATTTGTATCACGGCATACAATCAAATAAATTTAGAATGCTAAGGCATCACAACTCACTTTTATTTTTTAAAGTAGAGTCTCCTGTAGCTTCTAACGCGCATATATTTACAACAGATAAACAAGAAGACATTGTTAAAGCTTTAACTGCTTTTGGTAGATCATTACATGTATCAGGCTTTACACAACTAACAGCATTTGTTCGTGTGCCATCACTGTTAAGATTAATTAGAAAAGCAAACTCACAAAAATTTGAAGTCCATGATGAAGCAGTTAGGCCTTATGGTGATACTGGTGAAGTTACTGGATATAAATTAAAAATTAATTTAAAGGCTGGTAAATAATGGGATTTGTCGGAGATGCAATTGGCGCCGTATTTGATGCGGTAGGAAGTGTACTTGAAGTTATTATTGATAATGCATTACCAATTATTGAAACAATTGCATTTGATTACTTTGTAGCTCCAGGTTTTGGATCCTTTATATCAAGCGCTTTTGATGTTGCAGCAAACATTGGATCAAATATAGCTTTAGGTATTGGCCATGCTGCTATTTCTGCTCTTAATGGTGGAAGCTTAGCAAGTATTGCTGCCGCTGGTATTGTTCCTTTTGTATCAGACCCAATCTTACAAAAACAATTATTTGGCTCTGCATTAGTAGATCCAACAAAAGTGTTAGATGCAGCCACGGGACAAATGGTTCCAGCTGGACTATTTAATAAAGCTGTTGATAGTCTTCTTGGCGATTCTACATTTGCGCCTGTTCTTTCTGGCGCATTAGGTAAAGCTACATCAGCTGGCGTCATTGCTGGAATTACTGGTGGTGACATCATAGATGCAGCAACTACTGCTGGTATTAGCTCAATTACAACTCAATACATGGGCAAAGCTTGGGAAGCAGCAAAAGCTAACTCACCAGCTATTCAAAGTATTTCAAATGGATTTACAAATACTGTAAATTCAATTAAAGGTGTATTGCCTACATTTTCAAAAGCGTCAGATTTACAAACTAAAGCACAAGTGGCCGCAGATGCATACAATAAAGAATATACAGATAGCAATTATGCAAGTTTAAAAGCTAGATACGATGCTCAAATTACAGCATACAATGCAGCTAAAGATGCAGGCGATGCAGATACTGCAAATCCAATTGCGGCAAATTTAAATGATAATATTATTCCAGCATTAAATGCAGCAGCAACAAAATTAACTGAATTAAACAGTGTCTATCAAACAGCCACTGGCAATATGAATACCTTTACAGGTGAAAAAATTAATGTAGCAGATCTTAGTTCGCAAGTTGGCACAACAGTTACTGATGTAGGCGGTGGTAAATATCAATTTACTTTAAAACCAATTGAAGTTTTACCAGATGGAACCATAAGAGAAGGCGCTCCAATTACAACCACCATTGATTCAAATATGACTAATGGTGACTTATTAGGTAACAAAGAAATATTAGGTATATTTGATAATTTAAATAATTTGCAAGGCCAATACGACACAGTATCTGGCTCTATACAAGCTGCATATGACCTATACGCATACTCAAACAACTCAGACGCACAATCAAAAGCAATTCAAAGTGGTGACATTGCTAAAGCTGTTGAATTACAAAAAGAACAAGAAAAGATTCAAACAGATTTAACTAAAACAAATACTGTATTGCCTAAAGACAAACAAGTTGTTATTTCTCCAGAACTAAAAAATAAAACACAAATTATTAATTCAATTGTAGATACTCAAAAAATATTAGATTCTGGAAAAGTTGCATCAGGACTTAGTGCAAGTGCAACATTAGTTGATTTGACAGATAAAGAAAAAGAGTATTTAAAAGAAGCGTTGAATATAAACAAACAAAAGTTATCTATTGTTAATAATGATCCAAATAATCTTTATGCACAACAGAAGGCAGCAATTGATTCTGGAGATTTTGCAAAAGCAGCAACAATCCAAAAAAACATTGAAAACCTTTCAACAAATACCACTCAGTTGCGTTCAAAATACGGCTTAGCTGGTAGTGCGGTTAACCTAGCGCTTAAATCAGTATTAGATGGCGACACTCCAAAAAATTTACAAATTAATAATAAAGAACAATATGTTCTTGATCAACTTGTTAAAAAACCAACTGATGCTGCATTATTAGATATTGCAAAAAAACAAGTTAGTACAGACCCAAATCAACCGCAAGGAAATCCTAAACTTGGAATTAGTATCAATTCCAATCAAGCGATGCAAGGCGCGTCTGGAAAATATTATACAATTAATCCTAAAGCTGGAACAATTACACCTATACAACTTCCACCACCACCAACTGGCGATTTAAAATCTATTGAAACTTACAATAATGCTATAGACAGACTTAATGCAAAATATGGCACGCATGAAATACAAGGAATAAATATTCCAATAGGATTAGACCGAAACTTTGATGCAACCAAAGCAATAGAATTAAATAACAACATAGCAAAATATAATGCTGAAAACGGAACAAACATTTCTTCTGTGCCTACGGCCATACCTGAGAAAGGTGTTATAGGAAACTCTATAGATGCTAACAATTATAATAAGGCTGTAACAAATTTCAATAATAATTACGGAACAAAGATTCCTACACTTTCCTATTTACCTCCACCACCGCCACCAACGGGAGCTTTATTAAATAGCGCAACAACAATAAATAATTACAATACAAAAATTGATAAATACAATGCTGAATATGGAACTAATATTGCTCATGTTGCGGTGCCAGGTACAACAACTACACCTACAACACCTACAACACCTACAAC